TAAAACAAATAATAGAACAAGACGGACTTGCAGAAAAAAACCGAAAGCGTGAAATAATCCATAGGAGAATTTATTTATTTAACGAACTACGAAAAGACGGTTACACCTTGAAAGGAATTGGAAGTTTATTTAATATGAACCACGCTACAATTTTACACGGTTTAAGAACTTATAAAAACTTAACTGAAGCAAACGACAATTATTTAATTCAAGACACGCAGTATTACGAGCTTCTTTTTAAATTAAACAAACCAAAAGTAGATTTAATAAAAGAAATAAGATTAGCAACTAATTTAAAAGCGTTAAGAAAAATTCAGGAGCGAATAAAAAATAATTTATTTTAATTCGTGTTTATGTTAAAATAATTTTTAAATTTGCAATTGTACTCGTCTAACATTATAAGTACAAAAGGAATTACTACCCTTGTTTATGAAGTTGAAGTTAGACGCAACGGATTAAATAAGGGTTTTTTTATTTAAAATATTTAGTATGGCTGAAGAAAAAAAAGGTTTTATATTGTACACCGATGTTTTGCATACGGTTGAAAAATTAACTGACGAACAGGCGGGAAAATTGTTTAAGCATATTTTAATGTATGTAAGCGATTTAAACCCAAGCTGCGAAGACTTTATAACTGAAATTGCATTTGAACCCATTAAACAAAGTTTAAAACGTGACTTGGTTAAGTGGGACGAAAAGATACAAAAACGAAGTGAAGCAGGAAAAGCAGGAGCTAACAAACGATGGCAAACAATGGCAAACGATAGCAAACGCATAAAACCGATGGCAAACATAGCTGATAGTGTTAATGTTAATGTTAATGTAAAAGATATATATAGGAGCTTCGCTCACTTGTCTATAAGTGAAAACGAAATAAAAAAGTTATTAGAAAAACATACACTTACGCAAATAGACAATATTTTAAACGATATTGAAAACTACAAGCAAAATACAAAATATAAAAGTTTATATTTAACGGCTGTAAAATGGCTACAAAAAAACGAACCAACTTCCGAAGGAATTTCACCTGAAGAATTAAAAGCAAGAAAATATGGACTTATTAAATAAAGGTTCAGCACTTGAATATTTGCTGAATTACAGGGACGGTAAAATAAAACACGGTTTAGAACTTGGAAATGGTTTAGATGACTATTTAAAATTTAAACGCAAACAAGTAAACATAATTTTAGGACACGACAACGTAGGTAAAACTTATTTTATAAATTGGTATTTTTTAGCACTTGCATTAAAACATAAATTAAAGTTTATTATTTGGAGCGGTGAAAATCAACACGGACAAATTTTGCGTGACTTGGTGCAAATGTACGCAGGAATAAATTTTAAAAGTTTAAGCCACGAAGAAATAAGAAACTATTCAGCTTACATTGAACAATTTTTTACATTTGTTAAAAACGACCGCTTGTATAAACACGAAGAACTATTTAAAATCTTTGAAGACAGCGAAGCAGACGTTGCACTTATAGACCCATTTACAGGACTTGATAGGAATATGACTTACGAAGGTAACTATCAATTTATGAACGCAGCACGGCAATTTGTAAACAAAACAGGAATGACACTTTACATAAACACGCACCCAAATACTGAAAGCGGACGTAGTTCAAACATTTACGCTGAAGGCGAATTTAAGGGACATTTAAAAGCACCGTTAAAAGACCACGTAGAAGGCGGCAAAGCGTTCACAAATCGTTGCGATGATATGATAGTTGTACATAGACTAATTAAACACGAAACAATGAAGTTTGTAACTTGGGTTTCAACTGAAAAAATAAAAGACATAGACACAGGCGGAAAACACACAGGTTTAAACGATCCTGTTTATTGCGAATACAATTACGGTTTAGGTTTTAAGATTTACGGAAAAGACGTAATTTCGGAATTTAGACCAACAAACAAAATTAACTTAAACCCTTTTTAAAATGGAACTTGATTTATTGAGCAGTAGAATTAATTTAAACCACACTTGTATAAAATTAGAAATTAGTTTGTATGAGATAAAAACGAACCACCCAAAAAGAACTGATTTAATAACTTCAATGCAAAGTTCTTTAAAAGACATAAGACGAGCAATGTTAGTTTACGATACTTTGGAAAAAGAATTTAGAGCTGCAAGACAAATGAACTTTAATTTAGAACGTTTAAATTTGGAACAAAAACAAGAAATACAAAACTTTAAACGACAAATAGAACTTAACAATATGGAATTATGAACGTAGTATCTTTATTTAACGGAATGAACACAGGAAGACAAGCACTTGAAAACGTAGGTATAAAAGTAAATAAATACTATTCAAGTGAAATTAAACCTTATGCAATAGAATTAACACAACACCATTTTCCTGACACAATACAAGTTGGCGATGTTACAAAATGGAAGGAATGGGACATTGATTGGCAAAGCATTGATTTAATATTAAGTGGTTCACCTTGTCAAGATTTAAGTGCAGCAGGAAAACGAGCAGGAATAAACGGAAGTAGAAGTAGTTTGTTTTTCGTGTTTGTAGAAATTTTAGAACATATAAAAAGTTTAAACCCAAACGTTTTATTCTTACAAGAAAATGTAGGTTCAGCATCAAAATTAGACGTTGGAATTATGAGCCGTGCTTTAGGAGTTTACCCTTGTCGGATAAATTCAAAATTACTAACCGCTCAACTGCGAGATAGATATTATTGGAGCAACATAAAAACGAAGGAAACGATGTTTGATTTAGTAACGGATATTCCACAGCCAAAAGATTTGGGAATAATGTTTAAAGATATTGTTGTGGGCGGTCGTGTTGAACAAGTTAAGGCAAATGCGTTATTAGAAAGTGATTATAAACAACAAATAAAAGATGAAATAAAACAAGATGTTTATATTAAAAAAAGACTTGCAAAAGGAAAACAAACACCAAATTTAGTTTATGAAAACGAATTAGTAAGAACAGTAAACCAAATTGAAATGGAAAGGTTACAAGGTTTTTTCGATGGATATACTTCTATATTATCTAAATCAAAAGCAGGTAGTTTATTAGGTGACGGTTGGACGCTACCAATAATTGAACACATTTTTAGTTTTATAGAACAATGAAAAACACGAAGAAATGTTTTAACTGCAAAGAAGAATTTACACCGTTCAACACCTTGCAAAAGTTTTGTTTAAAAAACGAATGTATAAAAGCAATGATTGAAATACAAAAGTTGAAGGAATGGAACAAGAAAAAAAAGAAGTTAGTTGAAGACTTAAAAACAACTAACGATTATTTAAAAATAGCGCAGCAAGTATTTAACAAGTTTATTAGACAACGCGACGCAGGGTTAAATTGTATATCGTGCAACAAACCTTGTAAAAAAGAAAATGCAGGTCATTATTATTCGCAGGGCGGACACTCAAACGTTAGGTTTTCGGAAGATAATTGTCACCTTCAATGTGAGCACTGCAATACTTATTTAAGCGGCAACCTGTTGAACTATCAAATAGGTATTAAGGAACGAATAGGAGCGCAAAGATTAATGGACTTACAAGCAATCGCGCACGAAGTTAAAAAATGGACTAAGGACGAATTAAAAGAAATAATTGAAACATATAAACAAAAAATAAAATGAGATTTGAAACAGAAAAAGATTTAGAACGTGAAGAAAATTGTATAAAGTTTTTTTGTGATAAGTTCGGACTTACTTATAAAAAATTAGATGAAAACGATATTGATTTTTGCTTATATAAAGACGAAAAAATAATATCTTACGCAGAAGTTAAAGGAAGGAATAGAAACATAGCTGAAGCGTACCCGTTACCGATTGCGTGTAGAAAATTAGTTAAACTATCTGACAAGAAAATAAACCCTGTTATTATTTGGGATTGCTTCAACGGAATAATTTACGGCAAAATAGAACTAATTGAAGGAATAACAAAAACAGGCGGTAGAAGTCCACGTGAACACTCAACAAACGATGTTGAATTAATGACTTATTACGACAAGCAAACGGAATTAAAAGAAATAAATTGTTAATAACTTTTACCAAATTGTTAATAACTTTGTGTGAATAATTAGTTTTACATATAAAAAGGTTGTATATTTGCATATAATTATTTACTAACTAATTAAAAACAACACTATGAAAAAAATGAAAGTATCAGTAGAAAACAAAGCACTAATCAAAGATTGCATTAAAGCAATACCAAAAAGTGTTTATGATTATTACAATGGTAGTCCTTATGAACTTATGGTTTATGTACACACTTCCGATGGAGATTGCGATTTAGATGATTTCGATTATTTCAAAGGTATAAGGGATTTAGAAAAAGCGATTGAACGAGTTATTAAAAACTACGGACATCAATTAAGTCATATTGATTTTAAGTGGTCGGAAGAAGAAAATGAATTTGACCAATTCACAATTTATTCAGTTTAACAAAACAAGGGGTGCGACTTGACAACGCACTTTTTAACTAACTTAAACTAATTAACTATGAAACATTTATTTAAAAGTTTAGCAGCGTTCCAACAAGAAGTTCCTGTTATTCACAAAGCAACACAAGGTTACGGCTACACTTACGCAGACCTACCAAAGATTTTAGAAGTAATAAACCCGCTACTAAAAAAACACGGTTTAGGGTTTACACAACTTCTTAATTCAAAAGATGGCGAAAACTATTTAGCGACTATTTTATTTCACGTTGAAAGTGGTGAAAGTATTGAAAGCAATACTTTAATTCCACAGGTTGAACTAAAAGGAATGAATTTATACCAATCTTTTGGGAGCGGTTGCACCTATTTTAGACGTTATTGTTTGAGTTCAATTTTGGGTATTGTGACGGACAAAGATACAGACGCAGGTGGCGAACAAGTAAAACACGAACCTAAAAAAGCTACCATAGACAATGCACGTTTTCAAAAAGCTATTGACGCAATAAGCAAAGGAGAATATACGGCTGAAGAACTAACAACAAAGTTTAGTTTAACTGAAGCACAAACTAAAATTTTGAAAGTATGAAAATACGTTGTTCAGCATTGGGGCGGTTAATGACCGCTCCACGCAACAAGTCCGAAGTATTAAGCAAAACAGCGCAGTCGTATATTCAGGAACTTGTTTTAGAAGAAAAGTTTGGAATTAAAAAAGAGTTTTCAAGTAGATACACGGACAAGGGGTTACAATGCGAAGACGAAGCAATAAGTTTAGTAAACGATGTTTTAGGTTTAGGGTTTATTTTTAAGAACGAAGAACACTTTACAAACGAATTTATTACAGGAACACCCGACGTAAACACGAATGAAATTTTACTTGACATAAAATGCAGTTACGAAGCTCACACGTTTCCGTTCTTTGAAACTGAAATACCTACAAAAGATTATTTTTATCAATTACAGGGGTATATGTCGCTTACGAATAAAACCGAAGCGTTGCTATGTTATTGTTTAGTCAACACTCCTTTAGAAATAGTTGAAGACGAAATAAGACGTGAGCATTGGAAACAATTTAAAATTGACGAAGACGCAGAAATACGTGAGTACGTAGAAAAAAAACATAACTTCGACCATTTGCCTGAAGCGACAAAAGTAAAAGTTTTTAAAATTGAACGTGACGAAACAGTTATTTGGGAAATACAAAACAAAGTAGAACAAGCAAGAATTTATTTTAATAATTTAATAGAAACAATATGAAAGAAAAAACATTAGCAATTATTTTAACTTTGATAGTTTACACTTTTGCAATTATAGGTTTTGTAAGATTTATAACTTGGGTAATATGAACATACAAATACAAGATAAAAACGTTTTAAACGTTATGGCACGTTTTAAAGAACGTTCAGAAGCAGGAATAAAGAAATACAAGACAACGTTAGAACGAACCGATTTAAGCACGTTAGAATGGCTTACACACGCACAAGAAGAAGCAATGGACTTCGTTTTATACTTGGAGCGATTAAAACACGAATACAAACAATCTAAATAAATAATATGAGTAAGTTTGTAAAGAAAAAAACATATTACGTTGGCGAAGTTTACGAATACA